AGCAGCATTCAAGAAGATGTTGTAGTTGCTCAATGGTATTCTGGCAAGAAGAAGGTCTATAAAATTAAGACCAAATTTGGCTGTGAAGTAGAGTGTACGGCAAATCATCCCTTTTGGGCGATACAAGATAAATGTGACACTTATCATAATAAAACCATAGATACTTTATCCAGAGGGTGGTTGACTATTAATACTGGTCTTAAGGTTGGTGACAAGGTAGCAACACCGCAAGCATTACCAGTATTTGGAGCTAAACGTATACACGAGAGTTTGCCTGCATTCTTGGGATATTTTATAACAGATGGTAGTGCAGCTAAAAAGCAGTCTGCTAAGTTTACTAATGTGAATGAAGAGTATCTAACAGAATTTGAGTCTCTTTCAATATCATTAGGCACTAAGGTTAAATGGTATCTAAAGGGCAATGGATATGATCTGATAATTTCCAATGGCAGACAATCTAAGATCGTAAAAAATCCAGTTAGAGACTTGCTGTATGATCTCGGCCTTATCGGTATACTTGGACCAGATAAATTCGTGCCAGATATTATCTTTACTGCACCTAAAGATCAAATAGCTATATTCCTTAATCGTATGTGGGCTGGAGATGGATATATCTCTACTTTTCAACGAACTGGAAGAGATACCCATAGAACCGAAATAGGCATGCTTCAAGAGAGTAGAAGACTTCTTGAGCAAGTACAACAATTACTTCTTCGTTTTGGCATACATGGATACATCAAGCCAGAAGACCATAGTTATAGACTAGTTATCTCTAATAAGATAAGTGTCAATAATTTCCTCAAAAATATAGGACCCATATATGGCAAAGAACAAGCTTGTCAAAAAGCCGAAGATAATCTTGCTTATATAAGCGACAGATATAATCAAACAGAAGAAGATCTTCTTTGGGATTATATCAGCTCCATAGAAGAGATTGGAGAAGAAGATACATGGGATATAGAAGTTGCAAAAAACCATAATTTTATAAGTAATGGATATTTATTAAAAAATAGTGGCAAGACTGAGGCCATCTGTGTCTTGATGCTCTTCAAAGCTTTTGTCAATGAAAACTATAAAGTACTAGTTATCACGCCCTATCGTTCGCAGATCGAGTTGATCTTCAAACGTATCAAAGAACTCATATATATGAGTACAGATCTGCAAAACTCTGTACGTCGAGAAGTAGCTAACCCCTATCACGAGATAGAATTCTTCAATGGATCTTATATCAGGGGTTTTACTTCAGGTTCAAAGACCTCACAGGGTGCAGGGGCTGTTCGTGGTCAGCCTGCCGATATGATAGTCCTGGACGAGGCTGATTATCTTACTACCGATGATATCAACGCCGTTGTAGCGATATTGAACTCCCGGCCTCATTGTGAACTTTATGCGAGCTCGACCCCCACCGGTAGGAGAGATCACTTCTATCGGTGGTGCCAAGAAGCACCATACTTTAAAGAGTTTCACTTTCCATCATACGTCATTCCTCACTGGAATGAAGAGCTCGAGATGGAACTCCGGCTCTCTCTTACTGAGTCTGGCTATATCCATGAAATCCTTGCAGAATTCGGCGAGGAAGAGGAAGGTGTATTCCAGGTTCAATTCCGAGAGCTGGCTGAACAGTCATATGAGTATGCAGACATACTGCCAGACCATAATCGGTACATCTTCGGAATGGGTGTTGACTGGAACTCATCTAGCATCGGTACCGAGATCTATATTGTAGGCTGGGATAAAGAAACAAAGATGTTCGTTGGTGCCCGGGCATATACCGTTAGTAGAATCGGTTGGACCCAGACGGCAGCAATGGAAAAAATCAAAGAACTTAATAGAAAATGGGAACCTTCCTTTATTTATGTTGATGAAGGGTATGGTGCCACCCAAGTCGAAGTAATGAAGCTCTGGTCAAGAGGCCAGCAAGAAACAAAGGCACTAAGTCATCCTGATTGTAGGCTTGGTGAGATACTTAAGCCAATTAACTTTAGTTCTAATATCGAAATCCCTGATCCTCTAACAAATCAGAAGGTTAAGAAAGATGCCAAGTCCTATATGATTGAGAATGCTGTCCGTATGTTTGAAAGAGAGATATTCATCTTTCCAAAGACGGATAACACCCTTAAGAAGCAACTTGCTGGTTACATTATACTAAGAAGAACTCCTACCGGTAAGCCAATATACGGACCACGAGAAGAAAGAATTGGTGATCACCGGCTAGATGCTCTTATGTTGGCCTTTTTAGGCTACCATATGGAGTTTTCTGATCTTGTAAAAAGACAATTCATACAAAAGATAGCTTTTGCTGGAAACTTACGTGGACCAAGAAAGGAAAAGCCCGACGAAGGTGACACTGTTGTAGTCGGCTCACGTAAAGCAAAAGAGAATCATCCTAGAAACAAACTTATGCCAGAAGACAGATCCGAAGGGGTTACCACTATTGGTATCACTGGCATCAAGAGACAAGTTGGTAAGGTCAGAGATGAAAGAAACCTGTGGAATTGGCCTGGATTCTTAAGGGATGCACCTCCGCCAAGTAAACCACGAGGAAAGACATATACCAAGCGCCTTAGGCCGAAACGAGGGAAGTTCTAATGCTGAAGCTTTATGAATTTGATGAATTGCAAGATGACTATGTCGAGCTTAGTATGGGTACGATGTTACACCCTCTAGCTCTTTCCGCTAGCAGCCTACGTCGACAAGACTCTAGAATCACTAAGAAAATCTTTGTACGTAACGATGAGGCGGACGTAACCATTACAAACATTACACTAAAATTCATCAACGTTCCGTCTTCTTGGACTGCAAAGATGATCAGTCAAGCATCTGAGCCACTCGAGTCGGCTTTTGATGTCCTTCCTAACGGCAACATTGTCAGTCATGCCGATATTACCACTACAGCATATTACCCAGTCTGGATAGAGGTGGTTATCCCTCAGGGGACTCCTCCAGCTTTATTTGACAAGATGAGAATTGCTGTACATGGAACCAGGACGGTAGTCTAATGGTAGATTCTACTGACAAACTATCTAAACAAGATAGAGAAATACTTGAGCGCGATGTGGACATTAATGTCCAGCGCCAGGTAACCAAGCTCAGCACAAAGATTCCCAAAGAAGTGGCTCATAGTGACGAAAGAACACCATCTGACAGAACGAAAGAACTTATTAGTCAGTATGATGATTTTATTGATGAGGTTAACAAGCTGCTTGATGCAATACAAATAAGATGTAATGCGCTTGTCTACCGTGTAGAGTCAGAAACAGAGTATGATTGTGCCGCTGCCATTGAGGCATTATTTGAAGGAGAAAAGGATACTATTTCCTATAAAGACTATAGGAGAATCCTCGAGCTTGAGGCTGAGCTCTCAAGAGAGCTAGTTGCAGAGGGAGGTCAGCTAGATGCCCTTAGAGTTTCTTAATAAGATCAAGGAGTTTAACACAACCACATTCGTAGCACAGAATGTAAAGAAGCTTTATGACCTTCTATTTCCACATATAGCTGCGGATTTTAGGGGTATCCTTGATTGTGCTAGGGCCATGGCGGTGGTTGACTTGCATACCCATAATTATATAGGCGCAGGTATGTATAGTAGTCCACAAATTACACCTCCACCCTTACAAAGATCTGCAGTTAACGAGGCACTTACTGTAGCTAACATTGGAACGGATCCACAAACCGGACTGCCGGCACGCATCAGTGCCAGTATCGTCCTTAAGCCCTTTAAGGTGTTGTAGAGATGGCTCACGCACCAGACACTCTTTACGAACAGACTATCAGAGGCCAGGCGGCTCAGGCGGCGGGGTGTTTTGAGCGAAAGATGCTCAATGATCCTAACCCAAAAGAAGAAATAGCTCTCGCCATGCTGACACGATCTCTTGTGGTCGCCAAAACTACAGCTGAGTCTCAACGAGACGCCCTAAAGAGTTATACAGAAGACAATATTGTTACTGCTAGCGAAGATACCTCTGTAATAGATAAAGAAATTACATCTGCATTATCAAGAAAGAAAAGCAAAAATGATGGCGATGGAAAGCAATCTATAATCGATGAATGTATTCCGTGTTTGGATCGTACACTGGATGTCGATCTTCTGGCACCCCTAGAAGATCTTCTGGATGATTTTGAGAATGACCTCTTAGATAGATGGAATACCCTAAGAAGCATCTGGGAGCTTCTAAACAGCGACGATTTCTATGCCGATATATGCGATCTAATGGACTTTTTTTCCTTCCAGTGTTTACCCGATCTAGTTGCTATACTCTCAATGCTTCTATGGCTATGGAAATCATTACTTGAATCATTCTCTATTGATATTAATGGCTCTCTGTGGAGCCTCATTGGTATGTTGATGGGCCCATTTCTTGCTGGTCTCGAGAGCGTTATACAACAATATATAGATATGATTATGGCACCCATTGACTGTATCATTTCCAGCCTACTCTTTCAAATGTCAAAAATACCACAGTTCGAGCAAGATTCTAAGTGGTTAGACGAGAGGCAGGCAGAGCAAAGGCGACTCGAAGAAAGAGAACTTCAAGGTGAAATAGGTGGCGAAGTAGATAACGCCACCGTTATGATCAATGCAGCTATCCAGAGCCAACTTAGTTTTACTGCACTAAAGGCTACTTCTTGGGACCAAAGCAAGGAATACTACCAAACACAAGCAGCAAAAAACGATCTTGAGAAATACCAATATGGTCAGCAACACGGTGAAGGACCAGTAGGCAGAACTACTCCAATAACCGTTGAAGACACAGAAACAATAGCTGCCGAGACTGGTGGAGATCCAGGATCCATAGAAGAACAAGCTAGACTCGAGAGAGAAGCTTATATCAAAGAGCGAGAAGCAAGAGAACGCTCAAGGGCTACCACTGCTGATTGGTTACTTGATGCAGCTAACACACTAGAGAGTGGCCTCGGCCAAGTTGGTAGCTATCTTATAGCCGGCCGTGATCGTATGAATAGCTGGCTAGCGTCAATCAGAGACGACCTAAGAGCTTTCTTATTTGGTAGTGGAACAGGCTTTACAAACGCAGTATCGCTCACAACAACAATTTCACGCCTAGCACGTTTGATTGGTTTCGTTAAAGCACTAATTAAGATGGCAGAAGATGGTTTTGATTGTGGAACAGACAACAATCTATCAGAACCTAATATGATTAACTTCCTACAGAACTACTACGCACCAGAATCTGGAGCCGCTGTCATAGTCGGTGACAATGGTGAAGTCACCATTCTCCCGCCTGGTACCGGCGATACCAGAATTGCTGCCATCACACTGCCAAAAAGTGCAACCGCAGCAGCACAAGCGGGAACAGGCGTTACCATTTCTATTCCAAACTGTCTAAACCGTACTGATGAAACAGACTTGAGGAAGATAGAAGAATGGATAAAACAAATCTCCCAGTAAGAGTACCCAGTCCTATAGTCATCTATGATGCGTATGGCAATCCTATAAGATTTCCTGCCACACGTGATGTTAGTAGGATGATCCGCATAAAGAAAGTTGCGCCCAACATTAAGAGTCCTATACTTGGGTACAGAAGCTACTGGAGCCGTGATACATTTCAGCCCGGTGAATATGACCTGGCTGAAATTAGCAGGGCTGCTGATACCGATTCCTATCTCGCTAGAGCCTTCAAAAAGAAGACTGGGCTTCTAATAAAGGAAGGCTACCGATGGATAGGTAAAAACAAGAACACAATCAGGTACATAAAGAAGCGTGTAGCTCAGATAGAACGAGCCACAGGCATGCCCTTCAGGTTACTGCTCAGAGAAATCTCCTCTGATTTGATCAAGTTCTCTAACGCCTTTATTGTAAAGGTTCGAGATAAAAAGGCCTCCGGTGGTGCTGTAAGAAAAATACCGTCAAAAACCTTACAACCCGTGGCTGGATATTTTCGAGTTCCACCGGAGACTATGTACTTCAAGCGTGACATGCAAGGTCACGTAATCAAATACCAACAGAAGATACTCAGACCACTAGTATCTCCTAAGACCGGAAAGTGGCCAGAATGGGATCCGGAAGATGTTATCCACATCTACCATGATCGTAAAGGTGGCTTTGCAGTTGGTACTCCAGACTCCGTACCTGTGTTAGATGACGTACGTGTTCTACGGCGTATGGAAGAAGATGTCGAACTTCTCGTTTACCAACACCTCTTTCCACTCTACCATTATATAGTAGGTACAGAAACTGCACCTGCTAGAGTATATCAAGATGGTGCCACCGAGGTAGACCTCATCAGGGCTCAGGTAGAAGATATGCCGGCTGAAGGCTGTATTGTTACACCAGAGCGCCATGAGGTAAAGGCTATTGGTGCACAAGGAAAGGCACTAAGGGCCGAACCATTCCTAGAACACTTCAAGAAACGTGTTTGGGCTGGACTCTCCATGAGTGCCATTGATTATGGCGAAGGTTCGTCTGCCAATAGAAACACGGCCGATGCTCTTTCTCAAGCCCTGATCGACTGTGTAAAAGACTTCCAAAGCGTAATGGAAATCTTTGTCGATTTTTTCGTTATTGGAGAACTGCTTCTAGAGAGTACCTTCAAAGTTGACATACTGGATGATGACAATATGGTGCATCTCCAGTTCAATGAGATAGACCTTGAAGCCAAGATTAAGCGGGATGCTAACGCTGTGAATCTCTATCAAGGTCATGTCATTGGTCTTACTAAGGCCAGAAAGGAGGTTGGAGAGGAGCCGATCGAAGCTGATGAAGAGGCGGAAATGTACTGGGAGAGAGTCGAGAAACCGCGTCTTCTCATTCAGGCTATTGATGAGCCATATACCGCTGCTTCGAAGGCGGCCATGAAGACCAAGACCAACCCGAGTTCACCTAGTAATCCCGCTGTTACTTCTAAGAAAGTGGGCGAAAAGACCAAGGCTCCTACCGAGGGTAAATCCCGTGGTGGTAAAGCCGCTGGTAACAAAACACAACCTACCAACCAACACGGTACAAATCCTGGACCGACCAAAAGAAAGTCCAGCGAATCCCCAAGCAAGTTCATGAGACTCTTTGATGCATTCAAAGACGCTGTATTCCTCTTGCTGTTCCGTGATCTACTTGACACAATCGAATTGCACGACCACGGCTGGCGTAAGCAAATGGGCCGTTTTGTCGACGAGATCATTACACAGAAGTATCTCGAGTATACCCGGGGTTACTTTTATCACGGCCTGCGTGACGTGGAAGCCTCTAGGCATGCCTCCCACCCCATTGCTCGAGTACGTGTTAAGGAACTTCAAGAATATGCTTCCCACAGAATCTCCTGGCTTACTGACAGAGTTCTTGACACAATAGAAACCCTCGCACTCGAAGGGCGTGACAAACAGTATATCCGCTCAGCCCTCGATAGCTTCGCATTCAGGGCAGATTTTCTTGATAAAACTGTTAAGCGTCAGGCACGAGTGTATGGTCAGGCTATTGGCTATCTGTTAATGGGTTACGACTATGCATACACTTTCCGTAGTCCAAAAGAAGAGGGCACTAAGTGCTCAGCCTGCGATGAGTTCCATGGTAAGCGTTTCAGCCTAGAACACCTTACTGCCTCAGATCTACCTCCGTGGCATGACAACTGTGAGTGTAAGATTTCACTCTTCCCAGAACCAACACCAAATCAGATGCTAGACTTTGAAGATGCGCATCACACTGGAAAGAAGAAGAAGAAGAAAAAGACCTATGACCAGAAGA